GCAGCCTCTTCTTCCACGCGATAGTGATCAGCTAGATCATCCCAGTCAACCTCGCGCAGGGCCGCGTTCATGATATCAGCAGCAAAGCCATACTGCGGCAGAGCCCCGTCAGATTCCAGCATCTCTTCAACGAAGAACTGGATATATTCCGCGTCAACAGTCTCGCCGTTCTCAGCCATATCGTTGAAAATGTCACCATACCACATGTTGACGAGCCAAGTTTCGTAGTTCGTCCAACCGTTATATTCACGACGATTCATTCGTTTTCTCCTTAGAAAGGGCAGCTTGCAGATTGCATCAGTATACGCTTGACCTGATCAACAGTGATGCCTGCGATCCGCGCAAGCTGGGCCACTGTCATGTTGGGATTCATGTCAAACATTTCACGAATTTCAGAAGGGGACATTGTGTTTTCTCCAGTTGAGTTGATTAGTGAGTTCCCGTCCAAGCGACACGGCCAGACCAAGTCTCGGGCTTTTCAATGTAAGCACGAAGGAAGTTGGTCGCGGGCGCTTTGAAAGACGCAGCCTTGAGAATCGCACCCTTGGGGAACTTGCCGTCCTTGTTACAGATGAAAGAGTGAACAGATTCGACAACACCCTTCTTGGTCTTCACGACCTTGATGTAGGTCGAACCAGGCTGAAATTCAATGTCGAATTCAGCAATCATTTCCTGAACATGCGGCTGAGAAGCCTTAGCACCCCACCACTTGATGTAGTCGGCCTTGATATGCTCGGCATACTGGTTGAGAAGCGAAACGGGAACATTGAAGCTGGGCATTAGGATCTCTCTCTTGTTACTCTATAGATATGGGGTTGGACAGTCGGTTTTTCAAGATCAGATTACGCATATCAGCTATGCACGGGCCGCAGCCCTGCCCTTAAGACCAAGTTTACGCAGCGTAATCTGCTTCCGACCAGCGTTGAAAACAGAACCACGGTCGTTACGGAAAGTCCGTTCGCTCTTTTTGGGCTTGCGATACTGACCGACAGTGATACAACCACCACGCTCAAAATACGCAATAATCATCTGATTGAGATTTTGCATTACGACACCTTGAAGTTGTAGCGAGGAAGGGGACCGATGAAGAATCGGTAGAGGGAACGAAGGAAGGGAATGTGTCTCATCATCATACACTAGATATGGGGTCGGAACCCTCGGATTTCAATGTTGGAAATAGCATACCAGCCATACATGGAATGCATAGCTGGTTTTGGTAGTAAATGCTACTATAGGTAGATTATGATTGTTTTCTGTCTGCTAAGAATTGTTTCACGAAACTATCATTTATTTCACATCCAAACTTTTTCAGATGTTGGTACTCTCTATTGTATTCCACGCGAAACATTCTTGTTAGACTCGTTTCACTTGTTGAACGAAAACCGTTCATAGCCGCGATAAATGCTCTTCCCCATGCAATCATGGTAGGACTCCTTTCAGTCATGTTGTGATACACTAGTATATAGTATTTCGCAACTGCGAGATAAGACGACAGAGTGTCGCAGTCAGTCCTTGATATGAGAGCGGTGAATCTTACACATGATCCAATCGTTATAGTATGTATCAGATTCCAAAACTTTCTCACTCATCTGATACCAAGCTTCCCAGTAGTTGGCCGTACCTTTAGACTTGCAAAGTTTCAAGATTTCTCTTTTGAATCTATCTTGTCCCAGTTTCTCAACGTCTCCAAGAAGTGTGAGGTTCGAACCAAAGTATTCGCGCCAGTCGCTTTCACTTTTGATTCTTTTTCTTCGCGTTTTGCCTTTGACTTTTTTGCTTCTGACTTTCGTGAAGTTCTTTTTGCCAATATATTGTTTTCCATTTTCTAGATTGGTGATGCGATACACAAAGGACACATAGCCTTCAATATCATCATCACCAATTTCTTTGTCGTTGTATAGCCACATGAACATACTCCCTATGGAGTATGTATGTTACCTATTCATCATCATCTCCTAAATCTACTTCGTCTTCATCAAAACATTCTTCTTTGATATCATCATCTCCACAGAAGGAACAGAAGCGTGGCTGCCCCTGCGTCTCTTCATAGTCGTAAAGCACTTTGTATGATGACTCACAGTAGTTGCATTTTATCTTATCTACTTCTTTTATCATTTTGTTCTCTCTCTTGTTCTATGGCTTTTTGCACACACGATAAAGCAAAATGAAGATTGTATGCACCGCCTTCTCCTGTTGTATATAGCTTTAGATTAGCTATAGCTGCCTCTGCATTCTTGACAGGATCATCATACAGAGGCAGCGCAAATAGTCCCATTAGATTTCACATGCCCCGCTAACACAGGCAAGCAACTGTGCGCCTTCAGTTTTATCGGTCTTCTCATACTTAGCGAGTTCTGTCCAATCAATGTTCTTAGGCATCTTAGCTGCAAGTGCTTCGTATTCTTCCTTCGTGCAGTCCTGATAAGGAGCCTGCTGATAAACATGGTCACTGTGTGGTAAGAAGGATACACCACTCATTTCATCGAAGTTGTTATAAACCCAAGCGCCTACCTCAGGCCATTCATTCTCTTTTACAGAAATAGTTACGCTTGGTTTATGCTCTGCCCAATGACGTTGATAAGTCAGCCACAGTTCAAGTTGCTGAATAGCAGTCATGTCTGAACGGAACACAGCATGTTCAGGTGACTTCTGTGGGAACGAGAACACATAAGTATGCTCAGGCTTCATCACATCATCTTCACATGGGAAACCCATGTCCTTCATCATAATCGCTAATGGATCTTTCTTATCTGCACGAACAGTTCTAATGTAATAAGGGCTATGACGAGCGTGAATGCCGCTGGCAGAATCGACAAGCTGTGAAACTGTTCCCGAAGGTTTAACGCAAGTAATAGCAGCAGACACAGGAATATTGAGTTTAGCAGCCCACAACTTATTAGTCTTAACAGCTTCTTCACGTAATCCCTCCAACATATCACCAATATTAAATAGTCCAGTAGCCTTTGCCGCATGACCATTCGTATACTCATTGTCCATGATGCCAGTCAATGACACACCAAGCAAACGCTCTTCAGCACAGTTCTCTTGCCACTTCTTGCTCAAGTATTTGAAGTTGGTAAGTGTGGATTGGAATGTACCAAGTATAGTTGCGAGTTTGACTTTGCGCTTGAGAGTTTCTGGGGTGTCATTTCCTCTAACGACAACCTCTGTGAGATTACAGAATTCGCGTGAACGGAGAATGATTTCAGAACATGGATTGGTGCCGAAATCGTGATCTGGATCTCTCCTTCCAAACTTCTCTGCTTGCTTCTTAGACGCAGTTCTACTAAAAATGCCGCGTTCGCCAGAGCGTGACTCATAGAGGGAAAGCCACTCACGCATGAAGAGACCAACATCAGGCTTCTCTTTTGCAACGAAAGAATTGTTAGCGAGAGCGCGTTGGACATTCTCTTTCCACCAGTCTCCAGACTTAGCAACACGCATTCTATCATCGCTAAGGTCAGATAGAGAAATAAGCGCCGATCTACGAACGCCACCGACAACCACAATCTCAGCGATCTTACAAACGATATCATGTGCCTCCAATGTGGTCAGTCTACGACCAGCAGCCTTCTTGAATGTTGCAACAGTAAACTTGAATAGATCAGTCAGTGGCTGAGGACCAGATGCACGGCCACCAAATGTCTTGAGCGGTGCACCAGCAGGACGAACCTTGGACACATCCCAGTTAGGGATCTGACCAGCATAAAGAAGATGAATAAGTTCCTTGAGAGCCTTTGCCCAACCAAGCTTTGAATCTGCCACATGAATAACAGTATCAGTAGGATAAAGTTCTTCTGCGATCAAAGGCAGTTGATCCACATACTTAGACTCAACAGAAAAGCCTACACCAGTACCATTCATAAGAATGTAAAGAATCTCATCAAACGAACGAGGGTTATCAACAGCAACATACGAACAGTTATAGCCAGCAACATTCTCGCGCTTGAGTGCTTCACCAGCAGTCATCAAGCAACGCATTGATGGCATGATTTCAAGATTTAATACAGCCTCTTCTAGCTGCTTACGTTCTTCTGGTGTAACTGTGTAACCAGTAACTTCTTTGATATGCTCATCAAAGAAGTTGAAATACCTAGCGACCGTTTCGTCCCAGTTTTCACGGCGATTTTCTTCCCACAACCAGCGGGCATAACGAGACTTATGAATGAACTCTTGATAGAGTGACGGTAACATATTACTGCCTGACATACGAATACTCCTAAATTGTTTTTATTGATTGTCTAGTACATTCTTGAGCGAGGGAAATTGCTCAGTGATGATGTTCCAACATTGTGTAGCGATTTCACGGTGTTCTTTCTGGGTACCGTTATCCATGCGTAGTTCGCAATAGTGAATCCATGAGCGAAGTGAACCTGACATATACATGCGGCTCATAGTAAGACCTTCAGGCAGCACGACACGGGCTTGTTCTTTGGCGATACCATTCTTGATTGCCCAATCGTAAATATCATTTATACGATCCATAACTTCAAGCTGAAGGTTCTGCCACTCATTGTTTAGCGCCATGGCCTCATCATTCACGACACTGTTCTGACGATTCTTTGTATCCTGCATACGAGTTTCACGTGGCGCAGACATTTCCTGTACAGCAGCATAACGCTGGCTGAACTCTTGAAACGAGAACGAGCGATGACGAAGGATCTGACGGCCGATATCGCGCGTGGTCTGAATTTCCATGATGACATGCACCATTTCAAAAGGCGACCAGTGCTTGTTCTTTACCAGATACTTGAGCAACTTTTCACTGTCTGGGTTGTCCTGATTGGCAGGATTAGATACACGCGCACAGTATGCAATCAAATCTTCTGCGCTATCCATAGACGAGTTTACCATAGTCGGCTGTGTAACACCGACCAACTTCACATTGTTCATATTATACCTCTTGATATGTCTTTGCAAAAATCTCTGGCTTGCAAGGGTAGAACTCACCGTTCACACCCTTGATAACCCAGTCACCCTGTCTAGCTTCCATACGACCTTCTAATGTATCAATCCAGAGTGTGGGTGGATTTGTTTGATAGCCGACTGCAGGACTGTTTATCCACTCTTCAATGTCTAATACAGACTTTACGTCCGTAATTTGCATTGCTTCAACTGTCACGGGGCGCTTTCTAAACTTTCTCACTAAATTTTCTTCCATCTCTCAAACTCCAGCTTCGCTCTTAGATCGTTGAACGTGTTAGTATCTATAAGACTTTGAATCTCACTAGATGTTCCACCACTCAAGATATAGTCATTTATGTCTTTAGCCACTATACCTTGTGGCCAAATAAAAATATTTTTATTTTGACTGATTGTCTTGGCCATCTGTCTCACAATCTCAGGATTGCGCGGTTCATTATCATGAATGAACACATAGTCATGATTACCAAGCAAAAGAGAGATATTATACAGTGAAGCATCCATAGTTGCAAGTGAATTCTGCAAGAATAGACTATCAATTGGACCTTCTACAACATAGATTCTCTTGTTGAAATCTACACGATCAAGACCAAATACTTTTCTGTTATCATCATCAAGCTTGATTGTGATGTACTTGATTTTGGAATTATTCAAAGCGCGACCTTGTACACCAAGCAGATTCTTTTCTTCATCATAGAAAGGAAACACAATACGCGGTTCATCATACAATGTCTTCTCATAGTCAGGAAGCATTTCCATGACGAACGCTTTGAAGTTCTCAGCATAGTATATATCATTGAATTTTTCACTTGGTATCTCGCGGCTTTTCAGATACTCCTTTGCATAGTGCCCAGAAGGCAACAATGCAATAGTCGGCAAGTCAATGCGCTTCTTGAATACTGGCTTTGTCTTAGCGATTGCAAAGTCAGGCTTTGCTACATTGCCAGATGACTCATTCTTGAAACGTTCCATCTGATACTCACGATACAGTGAGGGATCAACAACCTTGAGGAAGTTTCCAAGAGAAAGACTTGTTCCACAGTTATGGCAAGTATAGAACAGGTCTGACTTGCGACGATAGAAATAGCCGCGAGCCTTACCTTTGTTCTTGCTGGAATCACCGCAAATTTTACATCTGCAATTCCACAAGTATTCCGATTTTTGCTTGAAACGTTCCAGTTTAGGAGAAACTAAGGAAACGAACTTCTTGTCAATGTATAAAGACATAATGCCACCTAGTTGTATTAGGTGGCATTATAACAGATGGTATCAGAAAGTCAACGGTTACTTGTTCTTCTTTCCTTGCTCAGCCTTTTAGGAATTCTTTTGAAGTGAGGATTTTATCTACTCCAGCGATCTACTTTAGATTGTACAATCATTTTTCTGGACTTATTGAAAAGATTGTTTTCATCTTCACGTGCTTTTGGACCTGAGATTTCGTCTAGCTGTTCTGCACTCTCACGGATTTGATGTAACTTCGAATAGAAGTTTTCTTTGATGTTCATTTTAGTTTCCTTACTTTATGATTTTGTCCAATATGTCTATCTGACCAGCAATCCAAGCAACAATAGCAATAGCAAGAACAACACCATACTTCCACATTTCAATCTTGCCAAGTCTATCACCGATACCTTCTTTGTTCTTTGTCAACTCTTCTCTTAGATTCTTAATCTCTCCAAGAATTGTTCTCTCTGTGTCTTCAATCTTATCTGTTAGTTCTTTGTTTACCGTATTGATGCGATTGTACACATCCTTTATGTTATTGTTGTGTTCTTGTCTACGCATTTCTAGTAATTCCTGCACTTCTCTGGTTATCTTTTCTTGAGTTTCAAGTCTCTGCTCTTGCAAAGATACCATTTTAGAAAGACTAGATGCGATCTCTTGCATCTTGTCAATCGTCGTGTCAAACTTTTCCAACAATGCTGCCATTGTTGTAATGTCTTTTTTAAGGAGTTCTATTTCAATTCGGTTGTCTTGTTCTATAGCCACGAAGATTGACCCTTTTGCTTATTTATTTCTTCTTTGTTGTTTGTGTTGGAGTAACAGATACTGTGATCTGTGGCTGCGATGACATTTGCTGTTTTTCCATAACTCTAGAACCAAACCAGAAAGCAATGATCGTAGAGAATAATGCCATTGTTTCAACATCCCATACAGCTTTCAACATTTCAGGCACAGACTGACCTGTCTTCAACATTACATATGCTGCTGCAATCTTTACTGCACAGAATAACAAAAAGAAAGTATATGTTATAACAGGGCGGATAGAAGCGCGTAGTGCGTTAATAAACCATCCACCATCAATAGACTTATCATGATCAAGAGCAGATTGTCGAAGTTGACTGTCAGTCTTAACCATTTCAATGTTATAAGTGAGATCGGCTTGTCGTTCAGCCGCATCCAACTTGATCTTTGTAAGTTCAATCTCATACTTAATCTCCTGCTTACGCTCAAATATTCTAACAACAGAGGGTAGTAAACTACCCAAAATACCAAATAGCGGTGATAGTAGTGCTAACATGATTTACCTCTTATTTCTTTGTTTTTCTTAGATATGTCTTACCGTTCCAAGTAAATTTTTGACCCTCTGGTGTTCTTGCGAAAATCTGTTTGAATGTTTCTTTATTATTAGATGATGATGTCACATCTTGCTTCTTGCCTTTAGATGTAAAATTCAAGTCCATTGATTTAGGTTCTGGAATAGAAACTGCTTGTTTAGTATTATCTAAAGGTCTCAATTTTGGTTTAGGCGGAGGAACAGCAGGTTCTTGTGTGGGCCTTAGTTTTGGCTTTGGTACAACTTTATCGACTGCTGTTTTAGGAACAGCAGGTGGTGTTTTCAATGGATCTGAATAAGTTGTCTTATAAGGACCTGAACCAGGTGTAGGTGGCTCATCACCTGCTTCTGCTGCTGCAAGTCTATCTTTAACAGATGTTGGATATCCTGCGGGTGGTGAACGATAATCTTTGCGAAGACCTAACTCACGCTTTGCATTTGGTTTATTAGAGATGCTTGATGGATCAATAGATTGACCGTTGCCAAGATCATATCGTGAGCCTGTGTAGTCTACCTTATCGCTTGGTGTAATTTTACTTGTTCCGTCAGCAGCAGGCATTGAACGAATGTTCATTTGCTTAAGGTCTTTATTTACCGTGTCAAAACCAGCTTCAAGTTTCTTTTGAATATCTGCTCTTCTTTGCTGAACTTGATCTTGTTCTAATATAAACTGTTTAAATGTTTTCATTTGTTTCTCGTTGGTGTTTGAGTTGTCTTTGTCTTCTCTTCTATCGTTTCTATTCCGCCTTCAAGAATGCGAGTGATCTTTTCTTTACCTCTTGTCCAAGCAGCAACACCAATGATTGCTGCCATTGCAAGATGATAGAAACCACCCTCTTTCAATGTGATAGGATCCCATTGCTGTTGTGCAAAATACATGTATGATGCTGGAAAAATAATGAAGTCAAACACACAGACAGTAAAATACTGCCATGCGATTGCTGGTCTCCAGTATTGTTTGATCCAGCTTTCCATTATCTTAGTCTCGCAAACTGCCAGTGCATACCATCGCAGCGGCGTTCATCTAGTGTATTACCGTTGCCGTTCCAATCACCACCCCATATTGCACCAGTCTTGGACCAAGCATCAAGCACTTCTGGAAACTGTGCAAAACGAGGTGTTCTATCACCAAGAAAATTGTTAGGAGCATCAAGATCAATTGCACAACCCCATGAGTGCATAGACAGACTGTTACCACCACGCATCAAGCGATAGTTATAGCAACCGCCAAAAATGGATACACCCCAATGATCTAGTGTAGACTGCTTACCATTTGCAGCTTTGAGGAGATTGTTGAATGCTTCCTGAAAACCAACGAGACAATTCTTGTTGACTTTGAATCGTGATACAGGTTTGCCTGCATATGTGATTCTAAATGGTGGTTTGTAGAATACAAGATATTCTGATTCCCACTTTGCTGATGGTTTAGTAATGTTCTTGCTGCGAGGATTTCCATAGAAAGCGTCACAGTCACGTTGTAATGGCCAATTTGTCATGTTATCTGCCTCTTCTTCTTACTATTACTCTTCTTCGTGGACCAGCATCATATGCTGCTACAAGTTTTGTATTACCAACTCTGTTTGTCCATGCCTCATGAAGCCCCTGCTTACCATAACGAATATACATCATTGCGCCTGTGCTTTTATCTTCTACAATGATAGGTCCTTTGCATGATTTAGCATACTCACGAATATCATGATAGGAATCGTCCTCATTGAGATATGTGCGCCAGTGCTTACCCTTGCGCTTTGCTTCTCTCAAACTGACAAATGTAGAGTGAGGGACAATAAATGTTTCCATATTCATAAACTTGCCTCGAGGTGTTTTTCTTCTCTGCATAGGCATTAGTTCTGGTGGTCTACCAGGTTCTCCCTGTGGACCTATACCCAGTCCTGCTACTGCTCCACCACCTACAACATTCTCTTCGTCTACATATGATCCTATTGTCTTCCCTAGTGGTATTGGTTTTTGTTTTCTTCTTGCATCTATTTCCTGCCCCATAGCAGAAAAAGGAGCAGACATACCACCATCTGCTGATGTTCCTGCTCCTGCTAAATTTTCTTCAAGACCAATTGCTCTTTTAGCTAGCCCTAGATAATAAGGAACTTTAGCTGCTTTCTCACCAGTAGCAAGTGCTGTTCCAGCAATAGGTACTTCTGGTGCAACAGCCATAGCACCATAACCAGCTAGTTTACCAGCAGATGATGCTTGTTGGTGTTCTTTTTCGTCGTGTGCAAGTTTTTCTTTTTCTTGATCAAGTTCTCTTTTGAATGTTGTGCCTTTACCATAACCTAATGCACTTGCTGCATTCTTTGCTGCATATTGAGCAGCGGCACTTGCATACTTTGCTCCACCTAATGTTGCAGTGTCAGCAGCTTGTCTTCCAAATGCGGATACGCTATCCCACCAACCTTCACCTTCCTGTATTTTTCTTCTTGCGATGATCTTCTTCATTTTTCTCTTGACACCCTATTGACAGCATAGTATTATGGCTATGCCAGCGATGATATGAATACCTTTAGATATCTCTAAGTCTCTTGCCTACAAATACATCAACAGTGATATCTGAACTGTGTATATTCTTTCCTTTGATGCCTGATATTACATCTGGCATGTAGTTCAAAAAGAGTAAGAATGTCTTCAATATATCGTAGTCTTCTTTGTCCACTTTATAAAATAACATTCTTACTGAGTTTCTGGTTCCAAAGACATTGGAAAGAATGATCATATGATTGAGTATCAATCTTTCTTTCAACTCTCCAGTAGTCCTGTATCTCTTTATCAATCTCTTCACATACTTTATTCGTTTTAGATCCTCTTCAAACTCACTCATTATAGCATTTGGAGAATCATAACATTTCATCGCATAGAGTAGAAAGTTTTCATCATTTAGATTTTCAATCATTACTTCTTCTTGGATGCTTTATCCGCTCTTTCGTATGTGCGTCCTTTTGCAGCACGACGAGCATTTAGTCTTGCAACTTCTTCGGTATCTTTGTTCTTTCTTGCTTCTATTGTTTTATCCCAAAGTTCATCATGATCAGCATAGACTTTATTTTTTAGTCTTTCCAATGTTTTCTTGTCTCTCTTCATTTTATGAAGTTCTTCTAGACGGTTGGAAAGAGTAGCTTTCTTTGCACTCATCTTTTTCTTTAGATCAGGCATAGGCATTTCATTCATTTGCTTAGGAGACTTATCTCCTTCTTCTTCAAAGTCTTCAGCTTCATCGTCATGTTTTACAGCTAACCTTTGATTGATCAGTCTGTATATCGTCTTGGATAAATGTGCTGCTGAATGTTGTTCATGTAAATCAGTTTCATCATCTTCAACTTCTGCATCAAAGTCAGAGATAATTTCTTCCAATTCTTCATCATTGACAAGAGAAGTGAATACATCATAGCAGCCATTTTCATCAAGTGACCATTCAAAGTAAATAAACATAGGAGAGTCGTTGGCGGTTACGACTTCTCCTTGATTGTTCATTCCTATCTTTTCGCCAAACTGTGATACTTCAAAAACATCATAGCCATCGTTTTTGTCAAGAAAAACGCTGTTGGGTAAAAAGATTTTGTAATAAGATAAAACTTTCCTTACTTCTTCAAAAGCAATATATGGTGTTCTAAATGGTCTTGCTGTTGATGCTTCAAGATTTGCATTGATAGCATCAACCACTGTTTCATCGTCAATAGAGACTGCTCCGTCACTATTGTATATTGCTGGATCAAAATCTTCTTTCAGGTATCTAGTAAATCTGTTCATTTGTTACCGCCATTCTTTGTTTATTAGGTGCCTGGGAAGTATGTATTATCTGCTGTATCATCGCCAGTGATTGAACCTGTTGCTACAAGTGTTTCATAGAAACGACGACCAGCACGACCACCAACAGTTGCTGTTACAGAAGCAATTGCTGTATTTGTACCAGGTACAATAATTGTTGGTGCAGATGAATAACCTGAACCACCGGAATTAATTACGACAGATGTTACATTACCATCTTCATTTACTGTGAATGAAGCATTGGCACCTGAACCATCACCTGTAAATCTTAAAAAGCCGTTTGAATATCCTTCACCAGCATCAACAATTGTAAGTTCCGTAACTGGACCTGTACCAAGAGTTTGAACTACCCAACCTGAGTGAGTAACTTTTGGTCCATCTACAAGTGTATTTGCTGCTTCTGTTACTGACACACCATATGTTGATGATGTGTTTGAAAAAATAGGCTTTTGATTGCCTGTTGCGTTATCTAGGTTTCCCCATAGAGACATTGTTATTACTCCTTATTGTGTTCCGACCATAGCTGAATCTTGTTCTGGTGTTGTATTTATTATAGATAACTTTGTGTTAGCTTTTTCTTCTTTTTTCTCACTCAGCTTAAATTTATATCTATCTGGTTTGTTTCTTTGATGACCAAGTTTTGATTGTGATGCCATTCTAGGACCTGCTAACTTTTTAGCTATTCTAAAATTTGTAGGAATTGCACCTCTTTTAAATTCATTGAGAGTGTCTTCAGCAACATCACGACTTGGACCCTTCATGTTTGAAGTGGTATTCATGTCTGTCATTTCCATTCGCTCTTTGTGAAGTGCTTTTATCATTCCTGCTAGTTTTTTATTGTTCATATTATTTCTTTCGTGCAATACCAGCTTCACTTGCAGCAATAGCTTTAGCTTGTTTTGGATCTGTTACAACAGGTCCTTTCTTGGAACCTGAGTGTAGCTTACGCTTCATGAACTCACGCATTACTTTAGAAAATTTGCTTTCTTTTTCTTCCTTCATTGTACCAGGAGGAAGTGAAGTTTTCTCATCACGATTTACCGTCTGTGTCTTTGGCTTTGCATAGTCAGGTGTTGTTCCTGCTGGTGCATAATCTGGACCTTTTTTTATTTCGGAAGGTTTTGTCTGATCGCCACCATGAGGATCTACTTTAGGAACAGCTTGCTCTTTAGCTAGAACATGCTTGTGTGGTTGAGTAGGATGCTTCTTAAGAACACCACGACCAACTAGAACATCTTTTCTGGTTGTTTTGCTATATGGAGGAGCAAGACCAGCTAAAGAACTATCTTCATCAAGTGCTTCTACACCCTCAGACAATACCTGCTGATATGCAGCATCCCACTGTCCCTGACGCTCATGTGGCAGAGCCTTACGATCTTCAATACCGAAATATTCGTTTACAACTTTTACAGCTTCGCGTTCAGCATTGCTTTGCTGCATAACCTGCTGAACTGCTGAAATTAATGGATCATTTTTGTTAAGCATTTTAGTTTTCCTCTATGGATTTTATTACTATTTATCTAATTACTTCCTTCTGCAACGCCAGCGTCTCAATGAAGCTGCTTTACGAGTTGGTCTACCCTTCTTGTCTTTCATTGGACCTGGCATTCCGCTCATTCTTGCACAGAATGATTTGCGTCTTGCTTTTCTTTTTGGTCCTGGATTTGGTTCTGTTACTGCTGTCTGAACACCAAACTTCTTTGCACCTTTTGCTGTTAGACCTGCGCCGCTTTCTGTTGATCTGTAAAGACCTTTTGAATCTGCACCGCGTTCATTTAGTTGCTGTTCTTGAACCGTCTTCATTGATCTGGATGTTGATATATTGTAATTTTTTCCACCCAATTCTTTGTTTTTTCCTAAATCTTGAGATGTTATCTTCTCTTTATATGTCTGTGTGCCGCTTGGTGTTTTTTGTATAGATTTATTTACTATAGTTTCAGTACCACGACTAAAAGGGTTTTTGGTCTTCTTTACATAAACTGAAGAATTGTAATTGCCGTTACTCTCACGACCGCCTTGATAGTTTACTGTAGGAACATTTATCTCATTCACATCATCTTTGCGCTGAGTTGGAATTGGACTTAGATTATTGACACTACCTTCCATACCTTCACGCAGCTTCTTGATAGATTTCTTTTCACTGTGACTGCAACCACAACCAGCCTCTTCTAATCTCAAAGCAGCTTCAACAAGTTTTTCTTCCCAAAGATTGCCGTACTTATCTGCAAACTTCTGTTGTGTTCTTTCTGATTGCATCCAGCTTACGATACTCTCTGACAATCCCATAGAGTATGCGCTACCATATCCAAAACCGTATGGTGTGCCTGCTCTTGGTACACCTATTGTTGGACCAATACCATCAGCACCAAAAACATAACCACCCTGTACAGATGCTTCCGAAGCTTCTTGACTTAGTTTCTTTTTCTTTTTTTGACCCGGTGTCATACCACGATAAAGATTATCTAATGAATCTGTTGCAATTTGTCTTTCACTTGGCTTATTGCCGTTTGCTTCTGCGAACTTTTCAAAAGCTTCGTTAGCAGGAACGCAGTTAGGTACTTTACGGCCGTTCTTTTTCTTCATGCCGACCATCTCGTAGCCTTTCCAGCACGGATCGTTCTTCTTCATCTTCTTTTCTTCGTTCATTGTTTGAACCCTTACTAATTGACCACCCTTACTATGATACATGACTTTGTTTACACCACCAACTTTGCGACCAAAGCGACCAAATCCATAATATGACAATCCAAGTCTTCTAGCCTGAAGCATTAGATCATTATCTGGTTTATGAACAACTTTTGGAACGCCTTGACGAATTTGTGTGAGACTCTTATATCTCTTTGGCTCTTGATATGTGATGCCGCGCTTCTTTGTTTCAGCTTCAATCCACTTTGCAGCGGTTGGGTTTTTGTTCTCAGCACGAACAAACTGTTGAGCCATACGACGAACACGATTAAAGTTGGTAAGAACTTTTGCTTTTTCTTCTGGACCAACTTTACGAATATCTGCTGTGTTATCAATAACAGTAAACTTTTCATTACCAAATATCTTTTGAAGTTCACCGATATTCTTCTGTGCTAAATCCCACTTCTCTTGACGAATGTTAGGTGAGTTGTCTGGATTACCTTGCTTGTCAGTACCATCTGGAACTTTACGCTTACCCATCTTACCGCGTTCAACATTACGCTCACGCGATACTTCATTGGATGTGTTTACGAATACCATCATAGTTTCGTAACCATCACGTTCAAGTTCACCCTTGATCTTTTTTATTTTCTCTAGATCATCTGCGGTACCGTTGATGATTAGACCAAGACGACCTGCTAGTGCTAGACGCTCTTGTTCCTTTGTAATGTTCTTCGCACGACCACGAACAATGTCACGCTCAACTCTTTCTTCATCTGGCATTTCAAGGTCAAGGCCGTTCTTCTGCATTAGATATTCAAATGCAACATCGGAATTGATTTCTTTCAATCCTTCTCCTGCAAGAGTTGCATTCATCACATAGTCTTTACCTGATCCTGGACCACCAGCTAAGAAGATAGCTTTAAGTTTGCCAGGATCGTTGATTCCCTCTTCTAGTCTCTGCCCTATGTTTGGATTTATATTAAGAGTTTTTATTTTTTTTTCTTTTCCGCCCATTCTCATTTTTATTGTGTCTGTTTTAGATCCAACATATCTGTTTGGATCGGATCTTTTATTGACCACAGGAGTGTTTGATCTAAATTTGTTAGGATCAGCATTAGGTATTCTTGGTTCTGGATCTAAAGTTGCGCCAGGTCTTACAAAATGTTGACGAAATTCTTTATCTTGTCTCTTCGCTTCAAGATTTTTTGCGAGTTCTTGAGAAGCAGGAGATGCCATTGTAATTTCATTCAATTGTTCTTTGATTGTTTTTAAACTTTTCATTGCTCTGCCTTTATACTCTTTTTTGCCTTTATAGTCCATCCAAGAATTATCAATACCGTCATCAACCCAAAGTCCTGATGTGTTATTCTTTATTTGATTTGTATATGATTGATTGTTTAAAACATACTGAGATGTTACTGTAGGCGAAACTTCACCTGTCACATTACCTAGACCACGTATACCACTAACTGGTGCTAGTGCTGCTGAGTTTGTTGATTCTACAACATAACTCTTGCTGAACATATCTGGATTAGATTTAGCGAACCAACGCATGATCTTACCTGCTTCCGCATTTGCTTCGTTCTCAATGTCTGAACCTGTCTCACCTTCTTTTGCTATATCTTTACCGAGACGACCATCTTCATTCTGCTTGTGATGCACAAGTTCATGTGCAACAGAACGAAATATATCCATTGGATGACGATTTGCTGTACATATAGAAAGTTCATTTGATGAGGGATTGTATGCAGCAAATGAGTTGTAGTCATCATCATTTGTCTTGTATCTGACAGTAGGCATTGATTTGAGACCAAGCTTGTCAGAAGCAAATGATACAAATGAATCAAGCATAGGTGCTAGTTCTTTGCGAGTGACTTCTTCTTTTAACTGCTTTATTGTTTTAGGCTTCTTGAGCATTGCACCAATCTTATCATTCATTAGCTTATGAACAGATGCATTATACTTGCCAAACAAGTCCTTGATGAAAGCTTTTTGCTTCTCATCATTCAAGGAAACAAACTGCTTACGTAGTTCTGAGGCCGATGTTGCTGGTTTGCCTAATACATCAAACGTAAATGTAGGTGTGACAATGACATATCCTTTTGGCATCATTGTATCGCCAAACGGCTTTAGCTTCTTTTCGTTGCCTTTGTATGGTTGAAGATAGCCTGGTTTGCCAGATTTAGTTGGCTTGAATGAAAATCTAGGGTCTTCTTCCATGTCTTTTTGCGACACAGCAAATACCAAAACCGTAGTCTTGGGATCGTACTGTCTGAGTATTTCTCTGGCTATGTAGGGATTTGTGACTTGTTGAATATCACTAGATGGCACACCAGCCAACATCATCATTCGTTTCTTCTCGGCGAAGTTGAATGGACTTTTTGGTGCTTCTACTTTATCTGAAGTGGCAATGACTGCATCGCCAAACTTGTTTTTTAACCACTGATAGACCTGAGCGTGACCCTTATGAAATGGTTGAAAGCGCCCAGGATAAACTGCTAAAATTTTCATTTTCCCTCTACAGGAATGTTATTATCCTATAGAGTATTTAGTGTTCCTTACTGCTTCACGAACTACAGATTTGATCGTTTTGGACATTGACTTTGGTGTGTATCTAGACACACGACCATTTTTTACTAGATAACCAATAGCTTCTACATTAGGAAACATAGCTGCGACTTTGTATAGAATGTCAAGATTCTTTTCATGATCATCCCACATACGAACACGATCATACTTGCCAGTCTTTAGGTATCTCTTGAGAACAACACCCTTATTGATATGTGCTGGAGAGTCTGTTTTGAGTTTGGCCAGATTACCAGAACGTTCAACGTATACATGGTCAATTGGAAATCCATGATCACGCCATGTCTGTAGAAACTCTTTGTGATCTTCAAAGTCTGCTCTTGCTGTCAGAATGATAGAATCAGAGTTCTCAGACTGATTCATTACAATGTCACGCGCACGATCTAGAACAGTGCTGATAGGCTTGAATGTATCACGAAACACTTTACCTGAACGAAACTGAGAGAACTCAAACTCTTCACCAGCTTTTAGCTTGTATGAATTGAACTTGCCTGGTTCAAGAACTTTGATGATCTTGCCATCTTTCATGACACTTACTCTAGCATCTGTTTTGCCTAGGGTGTCATCAATGTCCCATACATTCAATGTTCTGACTTCATTCTTGTGTTTCTTCAAATATGACTTCAGTTTCATTTCTTAGCTGCTTTCGCTCTCTTCTTTACAAATCTTACAGCTTTGGCAAACTTGTCGTTCTTACCCTGTTTCATTAGATCATCATGCTCACCAGCTTCAACGGCTCTACGTAGTTCAGGATCTGCATCTATGTATCGGACAGTAGCATGCCATTCTTTGTGTGCTGTAATGTCTTTTGCAGGCACTTCATCTTTACGAACAAATGGTGCTGAGTAATCGTCTTTGTCTACATGAAACTCTGCTGTTGGTGTACTATGTGCAGGTCCATAAAAACCTCTATTCTTACTATCAGGCGGTGAAGCATAGATTGCTTTTGGTCCTTCATAACCTTTAGCGTGTGATAGTTTAATTCCTTGCTTACGAATATTCGTCAGATTTTTTGCGCTTGTTTGATGATATAGTTTTACTTTGCCTTCTGGTGCAGGAATAGAACCAGGTTCTGCTGGTACTTCCCAACGAGGGCGTTTCATTTCTGTGATGTATTGATTGAATGTTTTCATTTGGACCATGCCTTTGCTGAATTGAAGTTTGCTTGTGAGAACTCTAGTCTATCTACAAGTTTTACAGCTTTGCCGATACGATCAATAGCAACAAACCCTTCAGGAGCTGTTATCTTTAGTCCAGTTGCGTCTGTGCGTAGATATGTTCCAACACTGTCTTGGACCTGCTGTAGTTTCTTGACTATCATATTCTTAGCACGAACCAGCAAGTTTTGCAAGTCAAAAATCTTCTTTAGTTCATTCTTGTTTGACTTATAAAATTCCATCACAATCTTCTTTTCCATCTGGCGCTTTTGCTTTGTGTCAGCCTTCTTTGCTTCCAATATGGACTTGTTCATCTTCTCTTCCACTGTAGCAATAAGACCTGCAACATGTTGAGATGTGTTTGTGATTTCTTTTCCTTCGCGTACCTTTGTATTATTCCATGCTTTGATTGCAATTTTGTATGTGTCGTTTGTTGCGATAGTGTTCATTGTGCGTGGTGATATGGTACGAAATAAAGTGCCTGCCTGTGACAGAATAGAATTGAGAGCATCAGTTTCTTGTTTCGTAAATGTAGCAGTGCCACTAGCATCAACAAATGAAGCATCACGATACCAGACATTTCTTGATGGCTTCAAACCAGATATGTCTGCACCAAATGATGCTCTCATATCTGCCATCGTATTGCCATTGTATGTTGTATGCCATACGATACCCATCTTTGCTGTGCGTATTGACTTTGCTAGATTACTATCTTCTGGGACAGCATAGACGATTGTGTTAGGCTGAAATGTCACATACTCTTTGCCTTCTATTGTTTCATCTTTTAGATCAGCAGAAGTAAACATCATATCACCTTGCAGAACACCATCAATACCAAGTTCTGGCAAATACTGTAATGCGATCTTCAGCTTCTTGTTAAGTCCCTCACCTGGATGATTTGCATCAATATCTGCATTGGTATAATTAAGCTTTGCGTTCTGAGCAAACACACCTTTAGTACCAACAAAGAACTTACCATTCTCTGGATTAATACCAGCAAAGATAGCAGGAGCGCCATCCCACTTCGTTGTTAGATTGACAGTTCTACCAGAAGCATGACCAGCAAGCATATCACGAAGAGACTGTAGAAAGGATATTGCGCCTCTTGTGCCAGAAACGCCGCCATTGAGTACCTCGTCTTCTAGGTGTTCTAAATGAAGGTTCTTACCTTCTTTTGATTCTGTTAGGTAGTCTTGATATGGTATCATTATATTTCTACTATAACTGCATTTCTAGGTACACTGTCTGTTATAACGATTCTTCCTGCGCTATCACCTCTAGATGGTGATTTTCCATAAATTTTTGGAATACCACCCTTTTCAGCATCGGGATCAAATGTTTGATCTTCTCTTCTAGCCCTCAATCGAAAATAAAGGTCATGGGTCTTAGCATATGTTTTAGAATCTGTTAGTGTGCCGTTCAAAGTTAAAACTTTTGTCTTTTCATCAAATTTTGATTTTAAGTCCATTGGACCAATATACATATAATCAATCGGACCACCCATAGCTTTTGTGCCGATAACGATTTTTTCTTTGTTTGTATTTGATATTTTACCGTAAACGTCTGGTACTTTATCGCCAGCTTCAATACCCATATCTAACAACTTCTTATGTGCAGCTTTCATAAATTTACCTGCAATACCAGGCACAATAACTTCTAAACCTTTTAGTCCACCGCCAGCTAAAGATGGCGCCGAATCACCTTTCAATGATAAGTTTATGCTTTTTGAATTTTTAGTTTTTACTGCAACATCCGTATATGGTTCTTTATCGTATGCAGGTGTAGTATACTTTTTAGCATCTATTACGTTGGTCAACTTTGTGTTTCCTGCTAAAATAGTTATAGGATTATTTTTGTTCTTTTTTACTGCACTTTTAACAGCTTGCAGAAAACCTCTTTCTTGTCTTTCTTTATCTTTACCTGCCATGCCGAACTCCTTTTTTACATATTTATGTCTTCCTCAGATTCAATAGCTTTCCACTTACCAAGAGGGCAAGACACATAAGGCAGCAAAGTCTTATAGTTCATGAAGCAACCACACTCAGCACATTGAGTTGTCTTCTCATTGAACTTGTCACAAGTGCGACAAATCTCTAGTCGCTTATCTGATACTTTGAACCTATGTTTGAAAAACTGAAACATTATACATCTCCTTTGAATACTTATACGGACAAAAAAAAGGCCACGCAAAAGCATGGCCTTAATCAGATTGATTGTCTAAAAATTATGACTTCATTCCTGCTGTAGCGCGGAGCATCCAACCATGCTTCTTATGGATGTCCATACGATCTTGTAAAAAGTTCGCAAGACCAAGTTCTTCGTTCTTTTCAGCAAGATCGTATGCTTGCTTTAAAGAGTCGAGAACAACCACATTGTCATTAATCAATAACTGAAACATTCTTTCAGCAGTTGGAATAGTATCGGATTCTTTGATTCGGGTTAGTTCTTTTATTCTATCAAGAGAACTAGGAGCAAAAGAATCTACAGCACGAATCTGCTCTGCAATTGGATCTACTGCGCCATGTAGTTCTTCATACAATGCACCAAAGAATGCATGATACTCTGAGAAGTTTGGTCCAATAACATTCCAATGAAATGAATGTGTCTTCATGTACATTGTGAATGTATCAGCCAAAACGATCTTTAGCGCATTGTGTAGTTCTTCCATTTTTATCTCCTGTGATTTATGCCACTATTTATATGGCGGAAGGAGTGGGATTCGAACCCACGGTACCTGATTAGGGTACGCCTCGTTAGCAGTGAGGTGCCTTCGGCCTCTCGGCCATCCTTCCTATATTATTCTGTAATCTCTATATATGTATTATACTTGCCGTATTCGTTTACGATGCGGTACAACCAACGAGCATTCTGAGGGCTAAGACGAATACATCCATGTGATGCGGGTTGACCAAGCTTCTTTACTTCTGTTGTCGCATGAATTGCATAACCACCATGAAAGAAGATAGAATGAGGCATCGGCGCATTATTATATTTGGATGAATAGTGCATCGGCCTTAACAGATAAGGCTGAAACACACCAGTCGGAGTACGATATCCCTTACGACCGGTAGAAACGTCCCACTCAAAATAGTCAGTAGGTGTTTCTACATACATCTTCTGATCGGACTTGTCAATCCGAATAATCACTTCATGCTCACCAAGCGGCTCAACACCAGCTTTAGCACCGTTAACAAGCATAAAGATTGCAGCAGTCATCACTGTCAACATAACAAAAAACTTAGTCATTTTATCCTACCTTCACTTGTGGAATATGTTGAATTGCGTCCTTGTACCTGTCAGCACAGTAAGATGCTGCCCAAGCATTTGGCTTCACTAGAGGTACCACATTACACATACCACGAATGTAACCAACAGCTTCATTTATAACACAAGATGAACCGTGTTTCAAGTCAGGATTGATGTCCAGATGAATTTCAAAGTCACGTTCGCCAATTGCTTCCTCAAGGTCGAGGTACAACTGCGCTGTCTTCATCACTTCATTCATCAGACGCATACGTGGCTTGTCCTTCTGCTGATCATAGTCACGCTCACGCATAACGGAACCAAACACACGACAGCCGTTCTTGCCGTTCTTATGAACAACGACAACGTTGATGTAGTCAGCCATCCAAACGCCATTCAACTGAAAGCGTTCTGAGTCGCCACCTAGATATACTTTTGTTTCCTTAGATTGTGCTTGAATGAATGCACGAACTTCGTCTAAATCCATATTCTTTCTAATCATTTATTTTCACAACTGGGATACCAGCTGACTCCGCTAAGTTAATCATCATTTGAGTGCCTTTACCACCTGGAAAAGCTATTACCAAATCTGGTTTGCCTTCATTCAACATTTGCACATTGCGAATGTATCCTGCTCTTTTACCATATTTATTCCAATCAGCAGGATAATTCTTGAACTCAATACCATTGTCAACTGCCCAGATTTTGGCCAGATCGTCTGCTCCTCTAGCAGAACCTTGAATGATGATATTGTCTTTTGAAGCATAAGGCTGGAGTGCCTTATTAAGGAGGGCTCTGTTATTGAAGTCACGGCCGCCGCATACTAGAATACGCATTGTTAAGTTCCTATAATGGTGCCTCTATCCAGAATCGAACTGGAGCCAATCCCCTACCAAAGGATTGTTCTACCACTATACTATAGAGGCAGTGATTGGTGCGGGTAGAGAGACTTGAACTCCCATGGATTACTCCGCTGGAACCTAAATCCAGTGCGTCTGCCAATTTCGCCATACCCGCATTAATGGTAGCCGCTGAGAGAATCGAACTCCCTACACCCTCGGTGTAAACGAGGTGTTCTACCAGTGAACTAAGCGGCTTTGATTTCGTTCATGATGTTTAGAAGGGCTTGAAAACAGTTTCTGGCTTCTACAATCACATCTTCGCGCTCTCTAAACTTTGTTAATTCTACTATTGCTGCTTTTCTATCTGACCATTCAAGATGACTGGTAGGATAGCCAACAAGTCTTCTACGCATTACTTCACCGCCCATCAAATGGGCACCTGTCAATACATAAGCTGAGCCAACGATATCTTTTTCCGTATTCAGTCTATTTACATAATCGTTAGCTGTGCGGATTATATTAACAGGACAGTTTGTATCTGTTAAGTCTTTTTGAACTTGTTCCGATCTGCGAATGATTTCTGGAATGTGCTGATCTACAGTCCAGTGAATTGTGTACAAAGCAGAAAGCCAGTCTGCATACCATTGCATTGGTGGTTTTCCAGATGCCATAGCAGCACCTACTGGATGTTCCTCACAAGCATGATGCAAGTCTCTTGTGCCTTCCCATAATGGTCCTGGCATATTATCTCCTATAAAACTGGAGGCCCGTTAGCTTGTCATGCAGCCTACTGGTTTGGAAACCAGCATCTGAACGACTTACCCCTCTAAAGGACTTCTATACCGCTACGGGCCAAGAGCGGTTTCTAAATTACATACCAGACATTAATGATGTGATAGAATCAGAAATCCAGAGCCACCATGCTGCAAGTGCTGCTACGATAGCTGCTCCACCTTTCTTCATGTCCCAGCCGTTCTGCCACATTGTCCATAGAACCCAAAGCACGGCTGCAATCAAAACTAAAACTACGATTGTGTTTAGCATTTGTATTACCTCATTTAGACCTTGATTGGTCAATGAGTATTTATGATTGGAGCGGGTAGCGGGAATCGAACCCGCGCATTCTCGTTGGCAACGAGATAAGCTACCATTACATCATACCCGCAATTGGTGCGTCTTCCAAGTTTCGAACTGGGTTGTTCGGCTTATGAGACCGATGAGATTGCCAACACCTCCCAAGACGCATTAATGGTGCTGCCTCTCTGAATCGAACAGAGTCCCCACGCTCTTCAGGCGCATGTACGCACCAGCTATACCAAGGCAGCGTTTATTCAATCACGAAGCAACTGAGGAGCTGATTCCGTCAAGTTCTTCTTTTCGTATTCTTGTAGTTTAGCAGAGTATTGTTCGTTTGACAACCCATGCCAACCAATACACTTACCAGTTGGACTACGACCACAACCACAATCTTTAGACATTTGCTTTCCTCTTGTTTGGCGGATAGGGTAGGATTCGAACCCACGGAACCGTTAAGTTCTTCGGTTTTCAAGACCGATGCGATAGACCACTCTGCCACCTATCCAAATTCGCTCCGATTTCTTAAAGTGGTTACGGCCTCCACTATTATGTTAACGAGAGTTTCCAGTCAAGTACAGTCCACTCACAAACCTCTAGCTGCGGGATGGCGGAACGCATTACTTGCCGCCACGATGTATATATTAGACTGTATCCCACATATTGTCAAGTCTATCTTTTCTTCTTCTTTCCTAAGATTTCAACCTTGACTGTGCAAACTCCACCGCAGCCGATCTTTCTAGCGGCTGCTCTTGATAGGTCTAATTGTCTACCCTTGATGAACGGGCCCCTATCATTAATTACTACTATTACCGATCTTCCTTTGTGTGTAACTCTCAGTCTTGTGCCAAAAGGCAATGTCTTGTGTGCTGCTGTTAAAGCATTTGGATTGAATTTTTGCCCGCTTGCAGTAATCTTGCTTTTACTACATTCGCCAGGCTTGACGCAATCATACCAAGATGCTACCATTGTTGTAGCATTACTGGGTGCTGTCATTAAAAAAAGGACAGCAAAGGCTGCTATTAATAGTTTCATTGTTGTTTTCCTTGTATGGAGCATCTGACAGGATTCGAACCTGCATTAGGTACTTCTACCCATGTCCAGTTACCTTACTCTCCGTTCGTAGCGGAGGGGGCTACAGATGCATAGTTTGGAGGGGCCAACCAGATTTGAACTGGTACCTCAAGGATTTGCAGTCCCGCGCATTACCGTTTTGCTATGGCCCCATAAATGGCTGCCCAGCATGGATTCGAACCACGATAGCCAGAGTCAGAATCTGGCGTCCTACCGTTAGACGACCGGGCAATAATTGGTACTGCATGGGGGAATCGAACCACCGTAACAGGTTTCACAGACCTGCGTCTTAGCCACTAGACTAATGCAGCATGGAAGCGGGAGCAGGATTCGAACCTGCGACCTCTAGGATATGAACCTAGCAAGCTGACCTGACTGCTCTATCCCGCAATATTTGGCAGCGCATAAGGGAATTGAACCCTTCTCTCCGGATTGAAAGCCCAGCATTCTGACCACTAAACTAATGCGCCATAATTGGAGGACTGGGTGGGACTCGAACCCACGGTGTTTGCATAGCGGATTAAAAGTCCGCGCCGTTCGCCACTACGGTAACCAGTCCGTCTTTGTGTAGTGCGGCTTCATCTATGGACTATATGCTATGCAAGCACGAATTGGCTGGGGAACGTGGATTCGAACCACGACCGGAAGTTTCAAAGACTTCTATCCTACCTTTAGATGATTCCCCAATAAACAGGTGCGAGGAGAAGGATTCGAACCTTCATGGTGCCTGCGTGAGTTCACGCTTTACGGCTACCCTCCTGCCGGATGCTTTTACCAGTTTCGCCATCCTCGCAATTGGTTGGCCAGTAGGGAATCGAACCCTCATCGGACGCCTATCAAGCGCCTGCTTTACCATTAAGCTACAAGCCAGTGAATTGTGAACCGTTTCGCTGGTCCCACTGAAAGGACGATCAACCCCGACAGACATATAGTCTCGGACTTATATACCGCCACGGCCTACGGCGGTTACTTGGTGGGCAGGTGTGGTTACGCTCCACTCCCCTATGGACGGGTTTTACAGACCCGCTGCTGAAACTACCAGCTTTACCTACCCGTTGTATGGTGCCGCATGAGAGAATCGAACTCCCATCAGAGGATTACAAAGCCCCTGTATTGCCATTATACTAATGCGGCGTTATTGGTGGACCCTAAGAGAATCGAACTCTTACTTTCGCCGTGCAAAGGCGACATGCTCCCATTATCATCAAGGGCCCGTTATTGGCACCAGTGCAAGGATTCGAACCCTGACAAGCAGTTTTGGAGGCTGCCGTGCTACCGTTACACTACACTGATTTGAATTGGTCCGGGCGGAAGGATTTGAACCCTCGACCCTCCGCTCCCAAAGCGGATGCTCTACCAGACTGAGCCACACCCGGATAACGGCTTTCGTACTGCGAGGGTGCCGTCAACCCTACCCAACTTCCCAAAGCGGGACAGGCGTACTAAATGGCGACCTATGCGAGGCTCAAACTCGCTTCTCCGCTTAGACAGAGCGGTGTGATATCCATTCACTAATAGGCCATGATTGGAGGACCAAGTGGGACTCGAACCCACGATGTGATTTCTCACGACAGATTAAGAGTCTGCTGCCATAGCCACTAGGCGACTGGTCCATGAATTGGCTCCCGCCGCAGGAATCGAACCTGCCGTATGCTGATTAACAGTCAGCCGCTTCCACCATGTTAGCCTGACGGGAATGTATTCTATTATCAAAGACACATGATGACGATTTGCTTGACGCATTCTTACCCAACTTAAGGAACAGCACCATGTGTCTGTGATAGTAGAATGTGAGGCTGTGCTGAGTCACAGACCCTCACTGGATATTTCGCTACTCAGTGCGCCCTTGAGTGAGCAAGGGTAACTCATAGGAACTTAACAATGTCAAACAGCGACCGCATCTTATCCCGCGCGGCTAGGATCAACTCGTCTTACTAATCTAATATAGTGTCTCAGGGTGCAGATTTCAAGTCTTCTCTTATTCTTTTTTCGCATATCTGCTATGCACTGGACGCAACTCTAAAAACGAAGAACCCCGAAACTTTCGCCTCGGGGTTCTAAGAAACTAAGTCTGTACTAAGACTTAATACATAGAACCCCTCATCATACCTGCCCATGATGGCTGGCATGTTTCTTGATTAATTGTGAAGGGGCGATAGTGTTTCATTTCCGTCTTTCGTAAACTGTACTCTATTTAGTAAACATCCTAGCTGGATTTTGTTAGGTTGTCAAC